CGTGGCAGATACTAACTAAGTATCCACCGGTATTTGTAAGGCTATACGCTAAAGAGCGTAACGGTAATAGGATTCACTGTGCCCTTAGCGACCAAGAGGTTGCAATTCGTGGTGGCATTGATCTTGAGTCGGTGCGTCGTATATCGAGATTAACCTCATGGGATGATGTTACCATTGGTGAAGCTAAGCAATTTTGCAAAGGTTGCAATTTTGATCCTTTCGACTACTTGGACAGAAATCGAGTAGCAGCTTATACTCGTCGAGGAACATATGCATTCCTCCGAAGAAGCAGTCATTGGGAAACCACATTTGTTCCACTTATAGCTATTTTACAAAATGCCCAGAACGCATAAAATAAAAACCGATGTACTGGCTTCTGCGATGAAAGAGCTAGATGGAGATTACGCAAAGGTGGGAGAGCACTTCGGTGTTCCTGCGAAACAAATAAGGGAGAGAGTTTATCATGACCCTCAACTTTATGCAGTTTGGGTAAAGAACGGAACTAAGGATATAAAGCCTGACTCCATAGAATTAATGGAGAGGCAGAATGAATTTGATGACCCCGAGGGTAATAGGTTGATCGGTGCGTTAGACAAGAACAGTAAGTACATATTTAATAACGAACTAGAGAATATTCTATCTAACCCCAATAATGTAGAGAAGTTAAAGATATTCGAAGACTTTGATGATTCAGTGGGGCTATTGATGGCGGAAGCTTTAAGGGTTACTCAAAAGGTGAATATTAGGCAAAACATGTCGCTGTTTGAGGTTACTGAGGCACTCAAAGATGCACTTGATGATCCCGAGATGGATGCAGAGGAACGGATACTACAGACGAGACTATTTCTTCAGGCGACAGAGCAACAGGGTAAGTTCTATGACAGACTACTAAAAGGTTTAGAGTTTCAATTAAAACTTGCAGGAGAAAAGGAAAAGCAGGGCACGAAGAAGAAGCCTGGATTTAGACCACTTAAAGAATTAAAGGATGCCAAAGAAGACCAAGATTGATCACAAGATCTTAATTGAGAAGTTTGCACCGGAGGCACACGATCAGGTTAATGATGTAGACTCTGAACCTTGGTTACCATCCCTTACTAAAACACAAAGGCTCATATTTGATGACCCAGCCAATTATATCCTTGCATATGGGGAGAGAGGCTCCGGGAAAACATACTCATTAGGTGGTCACAAGTTAGTTCGTCATTGCTATGAAAACTTTAATGCCCTGGCATTGATTATTGTTGGTGTTAGGTCACAGGCAACAATGGGTGGGGTGTGGCATAAGTTGCAAGTTGAGATTCTCCCCGAGTGGGTTGATGGAATTAACCTGGTGCATACAGATGAGAAGCAGGACACCCAAAAGAACTTATTTATAGATATAACCAATCGTTTTGGTGGATCATCGAGGGTATGCTTAATCTCAGTACCCTATGGATCTTTTATTAAGGATAGGATTAAAGGTTTCGAGCCGAGCTTAATATTCGTGGATGAGCTTACAAACCTAGATACAGACGATTATTTTAATGCAGTGGTTCAGCAGTTAGGGCGAAGGCAAGGCATCCATGGCCCTCAGCAGTATTTAGCCGCGTGCAACCCAGATGGACCGAGTCATTGGGTATATAAGAGATTTTTCGAAGACCCTTATAATGAGGATGGCGTATGGAATAAAGATTACGCAGTTTATCATGTAAAGATAGAGGATAATATAGAGAATCTACCGGACGGGTATTATGACCGCATTCAGGAGGCAGTTAAGTCTGATCCGATTGAAGAGGCTCGAATGGTGAGAGGGGAATGGATTGATCGCCCGGCGGGGAATGCAATATTTGGTCCTTACTTTAACAAGTCGCTACATGTAAGAGGTGATGCAAAAACAGGAATTGTCCCTAATGTAAATTACCCGATAATAGTCGGATGGGATCCGGGCTCTGTAAATAATGCATGTATATTTATGCAGGCGCTACCAGGTGCTGATCGTACTATTTGGACAGTATTTGATGAGCTAGTTACAATAAACAAAAAGCTACCATACACCACGCTTGTTCCCTTGGTTATGAGAAAGATGGCATACTGGAACAGGAAGTGTGATCACGACTTCACCTTTAATCATGTATCAGATAACTCAGCATTCAATCAGTTCAGGGCAAAAACAGGATCGTATGATGTTAAAGATGTAGAGGAGATCTCACGAACCAAAGCTGAAACATTTAATCTTCGCCCAATAAAGATGCGAGCCGCACCAAAGTTTAATGGTTCTGTTGAGTCAAGGGTGCGTTTGACAATCGCAAAACTGCAAGGGGAGCAATTCCTAGTTTCCGCACAATGCACTGCGATATGTAAGATGTTCCAAAACCTAATCTCAGAGAAACAGGGCAAAACTTACGACCCGAATATAGCTTACAAGCCAAAGAGAAGTATCTATGTTCACCCGTTTGATGCCATGTCGTATGTGTTCCTGCATTACGATTCAATGAGTCTTGGCCCATCACCAGAAGTTAAAACTGAAATCATGGATATTGGTGCTTGATTTTTGTAACACTAAAACATAAGTTTCAAATATGCATATGGAATCACTAGCAAATTTCGACCTGGAGATGTATCCAGATATTTTAACAATGCTTGATGGCATTCAAGTGGGGGACGAGGTCAGGTTATCTGCTTCATTCACCGTTAAAGAGATGTCTGATAAGAAATTCTCTGCATCTTTTAATGATAACGATTCAGATATAACAATCTCTAAAATTGGTGGTGACGATGATGAAGCAAGCGAGGATAGCTCCGAGGAAGAGGGAGAAACAGAAGAAGGCTCCGGGTGATTCACAATATGCGACATCTGCTTCACTCATTATGGACGCGCATTATGCGCGTTTGGGAATCAAGAAAAGGTGGAACAAAGAAAGGGTAGATCGTCTATGCGGTTTCTTGCGGATGAACTACGGAGAGATCGCAAGCTTACTGCATATGCCCCACGCAGAATTTGCCAGAAAGATCGTTTCCACAAAACCGCTTGATGGGCCACTTTGCTTACTACTTACAATTATCGAAAGACGCTATCTGTACGATTACACGAAGGACACAATAGACAACTTATTCAATTTTACTGATGGTTAATAAAGACATACTTAGGAAGTTCGGATGCACGCAAGAGCGATTGCGTGACATATTCACCTCTACTGAAGGTGCTGATCTTGAAACAAGAACCCGCTTCCAAGACTTAGTTCAATCTAGGATTATTGAGGGCATTAGGTCGTGTGCTGAGCACTCAAAGCTTTATATGAGCGTTGATATGGCGTGGGACTCCTTGCCAATCAATAAGTCTACTATTCCGTTATTACAGTATGCACAGGGTAAAATTTCCCTAGAGCAAACACATGGGAAACTCGAAGACTTAGGCATGGCAGACAAGTTCTGCGAGTATGACGATGAGGGTCAACTGAAGAGCATAAATGCCCTAAGGCTATACGAGGTCTCGGTTAATATTATCAGGTCTTATGTTACCCGTCGTGTTGCGGCTCAGGCTAGTAGATTTAGTAACCTATTCCCGTATTTCAAGTTCGAAGCAAGGAGTACACAGCTTGCAGATAAGTTAAGGGCAGATGTATTGTCTCAAAGAGTAGAGATGATGACTGAGCAATTTGGTTATCGTCATCAATTTGAGCAGATTATTCGGCAGATGTTTATGTACGGGCATAGTGTTGCATTCCCGGATACTTCTTGGACGGAAGATATTCAATGGAGGTACGGGAAAGACTCCCTAACAGGAGAAGAAACCCTTGAATCTTACTGCGAAAAAGGAGGTGTTAAGTTTACAACTCCTCATCCTTCTAGGGTACTAAGAGATACTTCTCGTCCGCTTCATGATATAAATAATAACCAAGGTCCCGAGTGGATAGGTTATTGGGATATTGTTAGGTACGGGGATATACATGGTAATCCTGAAACTTGGAACTCTGACAAGATAAGCTTCACGAATAGCCTCTCATCACTATATAGCACTTACGCAGATTTCTTCGGTTACTATTTCAATGATGATATTTCATTCCCCAAGGTGAATGATACTTATGCGTTCAGGAATGAGCGTACCGCACAGGTTGGTATCTATGCGGCAGAGGAAGAAGACAAAGGTATGTTTGTTACGCAAATGTGCATGAAGGTAAACCCAAAGCGTGATGGGTTGGGTGAATATCCGCACGAGGTATGGTTAAAGCTTACGGTAGCAAGTGACGAGACTGTAGTATATGCGGAATACCTTCCTTCGCTTCCAGCTATCTATGGTGGAATCAATGAGAATGATGATCGCATGGCGAATATATCAGTTGCTCATGAAATTATGCCATACCAAGACCAGTTGACTAACATACTTAGTTCAATGCTCGAGCAGATGAAGATGAGCATGTTTAAGATCTTTGCTATAGATCAAGACGCACTAGATGATGATGTAAAGGAGTACATCAAAGATGCTCTGTCTGATGACACATTTTACGCTAAACCTAAAGCACTCTTCTATTCAGGGCAAAAAGCTGCTGATTTAGGAATCAATAATCACGACTTCATTAAGGTAGTTGATGTACAAAAAGAACTTTCTGCTGGTGTCAATCAGTCGATCCAAGCAATCCTCCAGTTGCTAAATCTCGTCGAGCGTTTGCTGATCCTTTCTCCACAAGAGTTAGGACAGCCCGCTCCACGAGAAATTAGTGCAACCGAAGTAGCTGAAATAAGTAACACAACAAACGCTATCTACTCTTTTATATCTGAAGGTATAGACGATATGCGTGGTGCCATGAAGAAGGTTTTGTACGAGCATTTAGTTTCTTGTTCTTCAGATTCTTTTATTGTTCCTATCAAAGGTAGGTACTCTGAGAATATCATTAGAGAAGCGGGATTCGATGTTGAAACATCTGGTGGTGAAAATATATCAAAAAGGAATGTTATAGGAAAACCCGAGAGCCTTATATATGAGTATCTGTTTAGTGGGCGAGATGGAGCCGAAAGAGCAAGAGACACTCAGTCGGCACAAGTATTGGGTCAGTTAATTATGCAGTTACTGCAAGTTCCGGATATGGCACAGGCACTCGGTAAAGAGCGTGTATTTACCATGTTCAACGAAATATTCCGTATGTCCGGCGCTCATGATCTTAAATTAGAAACGGACGAAGCCGACCAAGAGCAGGAGCTGAATAATGTCGGTAACGAACAATTTGTAACAAAGCTTAAAGAGCAGTGGCCTCAGGTTATGCAGGTAATACAAGCCCTCTTGCAGAAAGCAGAAAAAGAGGAGGATATACAAGAAGGGGAGGTCGCACCAGGTGTTGAAGGAGAAGGACCTCCAATCGCCCCCGAGCAACAAGCAATGACTTCACCTGAACAACAAGTACAATTATGAGCGAAGAAAACCAAGAATCAACTGAAGAGCAAGTGGCTGAACAGCCAATTAAGCAGGGGGCTGATAACCCTTTATTTAAGACCTTATTTGATGTGGCAGAAGAAACAACCCAAGAGGTTGAAGAGCAAGTAGAGGAAGATATTGGTAAGCCAATAAGTATTTCTGACGCAGTTGATGAATTAGATTTATCTGAAGAAGCACCAGCTGAAGAAGTGGCTGAAGCTAAATCGGAACCGGTAGAGCAGGAGCCAGAAAAAGCAGAGCCAAAGAAAAAGAAGTTACGAAAAGTGGTAGACCCCGAGGTGCCCGAGGATGTAGCTAAGCAACCGGCGTTTAATTTAAGGGAAGAACCTAAAGATGACCCTGAAGAAAAAGAATTTATTGATTCATTGATTCCTGAAGAGAGAGCACTTTATGAGAAAGTAAAGTATGCTGAGGGAAAGCTAGATGGGCACAAAGGGAAGTCTTCTCAATTTAAGTCATACCTTAAAAAGAGTAAGGCTTATCTTGATAAGAGAATTGATGAAGATGTTCATTTTGACCCAAGTACGGATGAAGAGTACGCATCATTCATCAAGAAGAACAGACCTTCATTTACAAAGCTAGACGAAGAGAAGGTTAATCGTGAGATGATTATTGAGGAGGCGGAAGCAAGAGCATCCCGGGCGCACCAAAAGGAAATA